CAGACTTGTACAGATGGTTAATTCAGATGACCCTGGAGACTTACTTATTGCAAAATTGATTTTAAACACACAACATGGCTATACTTTTTCTACCGCAGGAACATAAATACATTAACATAGATCCTTCTGAATCAATTGAATGGACTAGTGTTACAAGTGTTATTTCTAAATTCAAAGAACCTTTTGATGCTGATACCATTGCAGCAAAAGCAGCAAAGAACAAAAAAAGTAAATGGTATGGTCTTGATCCAGAGGTAATCAAAGAAGCCTGGAAAAATGAATCCCTAAAAGCCGTGAACCTTGGGTCTTGGTATCATGCCCAGAGAGAACGTGATCTTCTATCTTGTAGCACAATTAGTATTGAAGACTGTGTCATTCCCATAGTACCATATATAGAAAAGGATGGAATTAAACAGGCTCCAGTTCAGAAACTTGATAATGGTATTTATCCTGAACATATGGTCTATCTTAAATCAGCCGGTATCTGTGGTCAGGCTGATAGAGTAGAAGTAATCAATGGTGTAGTCAACATCTATGACTACAAGACTAATAAGGAAATCAAATCAGAGGGTTTTACTAACTGGGAGGGCATTACCAAGAAAATGTTAGCTCCAGTTAATCATTTGGATGACTGTAATCTAAATCATTACAACATTCAGTTGAGTATCTATATGTATATTATTCTTAAGCACAATCCTAAGCTTAAAGCTGGGAAGCTTGTGATTGAACATATTCTATTCAAAGAAGCTGGTAAGGATGCATATGATAACAGAGTAGTTCTTTATGATGACAAAGGAGAACCGGTTGTAGATAAGATTGTACAATATCATTTGCCTTATCTTAAAGATGAGGTAATTAGTATTATAAATTACATGAAAGATGACAATAAAACTATTTGATATACAGGGTGGTAAGGTTGTTCCTACGGAGCATTGTTACACCCTCAAGACATTAAAGAAAATCATGGATGACTATCCAGAAGATCATATCAAGATCTACGAATACTTGTTCTACATGACCTGTCCTAATCCTGATCTTAATCCATTTTTTCATTTACTAGACGCTGAAAAAGAGGACATCATCATCAATGAAATTAATGCTGAGTTCAGCACAGAAGACACTGATATTCTTATTGCTTTGGACTTCTGCCGGAAAATGTATGAGACACCAACTAGCAGAGCTTATGAGGGTATTAAAATAGCTCTTGATAACATTGCTGGTTATATGAAAAATACTAGAATTACTGATGGTAGGGATGGTAATATTGGTCAGATTAGAGCTATGGCCAAAGACTTTGATGATATCAGACAGTCATTCAAAGGAGCCTACAAAGATTTACAAGAAGAACAAAAAGGCCGTGTCCGTGGAGGAGCTGGTCTTGCATATGACCAAATGTAATGGACTCATATTTCTACACTGACATACCTCTGTATGATAATGGCACATGGACAACTACTAGTTTTTCTAGTAAGGATGACTTCCGTGACTTTGCTGTTAGTATATTCAAAGAACCAGGTCAGTATCAGTTTAATGATACTACAGCTAAAATATTCAATGAACAGGCTACGGCTTTTAAGCAGCAGGGTTTTTATTGTCAGGCACCTGAAGGAACTAAGGACTTTATAAAATACTGGAATGACCAGAAGACTAAGAACCGTAAAGGGCTTATTGTGAGGGACAGTGGCCTTGAATGGTATCTTACCCGGGATTACTACATGTGGCTAAACTTCCTGCCAATATTCAATAAGGAGATTCAGAAGTTTGGTTTTGCTGATGTTAGAGATGCTCAGTATCACATGGCCTTGTATGAGATTCTTGCTGAGCTATCATATCAGCACTCTGCTATCTTGAAGAAACGTCAGATTGCATCATCATACTTCCATGCTGCTAAGATGATTAATCAGATATGGTATGAGGAAGGGGTGACTCTTAAGATGGGAGCTAGTCTCAAGGATTACATTAATGAAAAGGGTACTTGGAAGTTCTTGAATGAATATGAGGCATTTCTTAATACTCATACAGCGTGGTATAGACCAATGAACCCTAATAAGGTCTTATTCTGGCAACAGAAGATTGAAACAGAGACATACTTTGGTGGTAGAAAACGTAAGTCTGAGATTGGTCTTAAAGGAGTTATTCAGGGGATGTCCTTTGAAAAGGATCCTACAAATGGTGTCGGTGGTCCAGTAAAATACTTCTTTCATGAGGAAGCAGGGATTGCTCCTAAGATGGATCAAACCTATGGTTATATCAAACCAGCATTAAAATCAGGTTTGATTACAACTGGTATGTTTATAGCTGCCGGTTCTGTCGGTGACCTTGATCAATGTGAACCACTCAAGGACATGATCATGAATCCTGATGGTAATGATATATATCCAGTTGAAACTAATCTTATTGATGACAAAGGTACTATAGGTAGAAGTGGTTTATTTATTCCAGAACAATGGTCAATGCCACCATATATTGACCAGTATGGTAATTCTCTTGTAGAAGAGGCTTTGGATGCTCTTAACAAGTACTTTGAGGAATGTAAGAGAAAGATGAGTCCTGAGGCTTATCAGCTTGAGGTATCTCAGCATCCTAGAAATATCAAGGAAGCATTTGACTTTAGAACCATATCATTATTTCCATCTCACCTTATATCTGCACAGCTTAGAAGAATTGAAGAAAAGGACTACTCTTATGAGCATTTAGATATTTACAGAGGTACTGATGGTAATCCAGCTGTGTCGGAAACAAACAAACTTCCTATAAGAGAGTTTCCAATTACTAAGAATACTGAAGATAAAACAGGTTGTTTAGTTGTATGGGAAAGACCTGTAAAGGACCCAGGGTTTGGAACATATTATGCATCAATTGACCCTGTTGGTGAAGGAAAGACTACTACATCAGAATCATTGTGTTCTATCTACGTGTATAAAACAGCAATAGAGGTAACTAAGAATAATGGTGAGAAAGTAGAAACCTACATTGAGCAAGATAAACTTGTTGCTGCATGGTGTGGTAGATTTGATGATATAAATAAGACCCATGAAAGATTAGAATTAATTATTGAGTGGTACAATGCCTGGACTATTGTGGAGAATAACATTAGCCAGTTCATTAACCACATGATCTACAGAAAGAAGCAGAAATACCTGGTACCAAGGTCACAGATCCTCTTCCTAAAAGATATTGGAGCAAATGCCAATGTATTCCAAGAATACGGATGGAAGAATACAGGTACCTTGTTCAAAAGCCACATGCTTAGTTATGCCATTGAGTTTGTAAAAGAAGAACTAGATACCATTACAGACAATGATGGTAAGCCTCTAAAGACTATATTTGGCATTGAAAGAATCCCTGATCCAATGCTTCTAAAAGAGATGATGGCATACAGAGATGGAGTCAACGTGGATAGACTTGTATCATTTGCAGCTCTAGTTGCATTTGCCAAAGTTCAGCAGGCTAATAGGGGTTATAAAAAACGTTATGAAGAAACTGGTACTAAAAACTTGGATAACAACAGGAATTTCAGTAAATTAAATAGTAGTCCCTTTCGACATATGGGAGGGTCTGGTAATAAGTTTCCAGGAATGAAAGTACCAAGAAATGCATTTAAAAATTTAAGGTGATATGCAGATATACAATGCAATGCAATTAAAAGCTGGGGCTAAGGTAGAGTACAACAAGATGGGTACTCTAAATCAGCCTATCCAGTTTATTCCAAGAAAGGAGAAAGATAATGATTGGACAGCATGGAATCTTGACTGGTTAGAGTGGAAAGGTCTTCAGCATATACGTAGAAATGCACGTAGGTTGATGAAGAACTATAAGCTTGCAAAAGGTATCATTGACAAGGGTGACTACATTGTTGAGGAGGATAATGAGTATGCAGATCTTATTGAGACATTAACAAAGGAAGATGCATCAGCTCTAGAGCTTAAGTTCTATCCTATTATACCTAATGTAATCAATACTCTTGTTGCAGAATTTGCTAAAAGATCATCACATGTATCATATAGAGCAGTAGATGATATCTCCTATAATGAACTCTTAGAGTTAAAAAAGGAACAGCTTCAGGAATCTATTATGAGAGATGCTGAAAGAAAACTCATGCAACGTCTTATAGAAGATGGAATGGATCCTCAGTCTGAGGAGTTTCAAGAGGCTATGAGTCCTGAGAGTATAAAGAGCCTTCCTGAGATTCAAAACT